CAAATTCAGGAACATGTTTAGAGAAATAAAAGTCTTCTGATTTCATCCAACCGCATTCGTAACGCCTATTTCTTATCACATTTAACATTACGCTTTTACTGCGGACTGCTAATCCGCCATTACCGCCTTCCAGCAAAGGATAACGAGGAGGATACCAAGGTGCCCCAACGTAATCCCATTGAAGATATTCTTCAATTCCGTGTCTTAATAAGCCGCTATCATGTTGAAATATCAAAATTTTTTCGTGCGGAATGTGATTCCAGAAAGGCTCTGAAGCAAGAAGATAGTTATATTCGTACATGCCCATATGATGACCTAACCGCACTTTGTTTTGGTTCGCTACTAGTCCATCAAATATATCCCCATTATCAGGACCATGAAAAACGAATAACTCCCAATCCTTGTTTAAATATTTGAAATGCCGATCTATGATGTCTTTGATATTATTGAGTCGTCTAGTTTCTACAAGTACGGCAGAATACATAATTTATTTAATCCTTGATATATAAATGTTATGGCTCACTATTTTCGTATGCAACCACGCATAACTTCTCATTTATTGCCCCAACAAGAGCCAAAACCGCCAGAACAAGTGCCATTAAAAGGAGAAAAACTGGCAATGGCGCACCCAGGCAAAATGGGCGATGCGATCTATGGATTGCCCGCAATGCGTTGGTTATGTGAAAAATACAATAGAAAAGCTGATTTTTGGACTAGTAAATACTGCGCACCGCTTAAAACACTTTTTGAATATCAATCATATATAGACAAATTTCATGTGAACACATCTTATGTGATGCAAAACTGGAACTGTGGTGCGCAACCCTGGCACATTAATATTCCCAATGCTCAAGAGTATCAAGAAGTTTTCCAATTGGGTTTTCGTGGATGGCCAGGATATATCGTTGATTACATTTCAAGTCTCGTAGGCGCTCCTGCTGGACTTCCAATTAAATACGAGTATCCAGACATAAAAACATTAGATGAACCTTATGTTGTAGTCGCGCCACGCGGCGAGGGTAGATGGGCACCACTCATCGAAAGTCTAGCCAAAAGATGCCAAATTGTTCAAGTTGGTTCTATAGCGGACACAGTTAGTCCACACGGAATTAATAGAACTGGACTCGATTTCTTAGAAACAACCGCATGGATTGCCAAATCTAAAGCTTTTATGGGCTGTCGAAGTAGTCAATTAGCCCTAGCAGAAGGTTTCAATATTCCACGTTTTGTTGATAGTGCATTAGAAAGGGACATATTCGATATACTTGGCTTAAATTGCTATAATAAATGTCTTAATCCAGGTGATTACCAATGGCTACATGAAGCTGTGCCTCACATAGATAATATAATTGCACACGGTTTTGCCCACAACGCAATTAGCCATTATCACAAACGCTGGGAATATGGCTTGGCATTACGACTTGTTAGATACTCTGGACAAACTTTATTAGACGTTGGTGGTGATGGGTCTATATTTGCTGTCGCAGCTAGTTGGTTCGGCCAAAACGTAACAACTGTTGATCCTGCGGAAAATGAAAGCACAATTACTGCGCAAAATGGCAAATTAGCTCAATTTGGTCGGCATCCCATAAAATATTATCACATGGATTTCATGAACTTTCCACAGGATTTGATTTTCGATAATGTAGTGTGTATAAATACCTTAGAGTGTATCAAAGAAGATGTAAAATTTTTCAAAAAATTATGCAAACATGTTAAGCCAGGCGGATTGTTATTCTTAACAGTTGACTTCTCTCATACCGACAAAAAAGCCACTACATTACACGAAAGAGCTTACAATGCAGAAAATATAAAGAATTTAGTTGCACAGGCTGACGACTTCAAAATTTATGGCACACCACCCGATTATAATTGTAAAGATTATTTTGTCTTTAATTATACTTTCGCTTCTATCTGCTTGCAGCGGAAATCAAATTAGCTTCTTAGCTTCGGCAAGTATCTCTTCAACCTTATCTTTCTTAAGTCCAGTTACCTTCCTTACAATATCAGGATTATTGACAACTTCCAGCATCGAACGAATGCCAGAATTCCACAACTTAGTAGCACGAACCTTTGCGATATGTGGCAACTGACACAACGAAAGCATTGGTCCTTTCACACCATAATTGACTCTTAACTGCAATTCCCTGAACCATTCGGTCTTTTTCCACTTGCCAGTAAACCCATCAATCGCCTGTAAAACCTGATTCAATCTAGGAAAATCAAACTGTAAATTACGACCAAACGATGCAAAAATTGGACTCACCGCACCATTTAACAACTGCTGGTATACGAACGCTGTCTTAACAACAGATTCTTTGAACTGCTTGCCAAACTTGAAATTGACCGTGTTACCAAAATTTCCCATGTCTTCCCGCTCTGCTTTGCTTACTATGCCAAAGCGGTGCGTGTCTAAGTTGGCTAAAGCCATCGCAAGATGAAGGTCATCGTTCTCCATTTTGTTGTCAAATAGTTGCTCAAAATTCCATCTTAAATCCGAAACATCGAATGGAGAATAGTAAAACAGACTAGCAATCTTCCCAATCGAAGTAACCGTGAATAGCCCATTCTCTTCCCAAACAGCACCACACTTCTTAAGGGAATCTATTACTTCATCTACTACGGTATCGTTAATTTCATTTGCCTGAAAATGAGCCAAACTACGCTTATACCAATGGTGAACATCATCCCTATCCTTAATGGTTTCCTGGTGAATCTCACTAACGATATGAAAGGCTAGAACCTTATGACGCCCGCCTTCTTGATCCAACATTTGTGACAGAATAAGTTGCGGCGTCTTTATTCGGTCCTTGTGAATGTCATACATTCTTTCTGGCAAAAGAATATAAGCATCCCCGACTGGATCGAATCTAGGCCGACCAGCGCGACCAACCATTTGCCAAATATCATAGGTGGCAACTTCTTCCAACCCACGATGTACACCAAGAATAATTACACGACGAGCAGGAAGATTCAAGCCCCACGCCAATGTAGACGTTGCCACAATTACTCGAAAGTCCTTGTCGGTTTTAAATTGCTTCTCTAGTTTTGTGCGTGTGGGTTTGTCTAAATCCGCATTATGGAATTCACACTTAATGCCCGCCGATTTGAGGGCAGTTTTCATCATCTCGCCTGTTCGTTTGGTATGCGCGAATACTAAGAATTTATCATCTGGATAATACTCGACAATCTGTAACCCCATATTGACCTTTTGCCGCTCATTATCTTCATAAGTCCTTTCACCATCCCAATACTTTTCATAATGCAAATTAAGTGGGCATGGCCTGTAGGTCGAAGTTAAAAGTACTGTATCCTTGCTATTGAGAATGAAACTGACCCAATTGGCAATCTCATCAACATTCGGCATTGTCGCTGAAAGGAAGACCAAGCGGCAATTCTTATTGATTTCACTGAATTTCATCAAGCCAGCTTCAAGATGGTCGCCACGATTCGGAACAGTCAAAAGGTGGACTTCATCAGCAACCAACGTTCCGACTTTGAAAAGAAATTCACTTCTTTCTGAGTTAATATTGCGAATACGAGAATTAAACATCTCGTATGACATGATTATCAAGTCGGCAGCATCTAATTCGGCTTTTCGCTCTGCTGTAAGACGATAATCACCTGTGCAAATTGATATTTTAATGTTTTTGAAATGGTGAAATTTATCTGTCCAATCGTCAATTTTTTCCTGTGCCAATGCCCGAAGTGGAACTAGGTAGAGTCCTTTGCCGCCACGTTTTCTGATTTCATGGGACAGCACCATTTCGCCTATGACAGTTTTACCAGAAGATGTTGCGGCGGCGATAATGAGATTGTTGTCTTTGTCATAGAAATCAAAAATGCGGGATTGAACGGGGTTAAAGGTGGGAAAGTCCCATTGCGCATACGGAAACGTTGAAGTTTCTAGTAACTCCCCACGATCACCAACTTTAACTACGGGCGGCATCTTACCTCCTTATAAATGCAATCAGACTCTATAGTTTACACCATAGAGTCTGATTTGTATAGGCAAAGCACTCACTTTTTATGCGTTTTCTCCGCATTTGTCCTTTCTAGCATTCTCGTATTTAAACCACCTAAATCGCGTGTGCAAAGCCTTCTTACTGTTATGCGATTCTGATTCAAACGATACAATAAATACTCAGCCAGACCGAACATAAATTGTTCAATTTGTTCTGGCGTATTTTTACTATTTGGATAGCAGATACCAGATATTTCAAAACCACCTTCGCGGTAATCCTTATTTACAAAAGTTATACCACCTGTAACCTTTACTGGCATCGCTACGGGAGATGTTTCCTGATATTCACTGATCGCGTCCAATACTTCTTTTTTAGTAAAGGACCGACCATGATATCCTTCGCGGCTACCTATTGCGAATTTTATTTCATAGGTAAGACTATATTTTATAACGTGATCTTTATCCATTAGATACTAGCTCAGGCATTCTACGAGCATATTCCTTCTCAATAGCGGTGCTTACCGTGTCCATCGCATTCCAGAACTCTTGGTAATTTGAAGCGGATGCAAAGAACCTATCAATATCAGGATGCTTCGCACACATTTCGATTGCTTCGGAAAGGTCTGGTCCCATCCGTTCCGCAAATCTCTCAGCCAGATACTTCAAGTTGTCAAACGGCAACTTAACCACATAATCCCTCAACACCAAATCAATTTTCTTCATCGTTACATTACCTCAAAAACATTGCTACGGCAAAACCTAAAGCAAAACAGGGAACGCCCACAAACAAGAATGTTAACATTTTGTTTCCTCCAAGAACTAGGACCGAATATACCAAAATAATTACACTACGTCTAGTCTTTTTACTTTTTCCCCTTCGTCATTTATGACTGTTTCTTCGAAAATCAATGACTTGGATTCTTCGCTGAATCTAAGTCCTAGATTGTAAGAATCTAGAACCGCCATTCTATCTTCCTTCGTAGCCATAACCCAAGCATAATTATCAGCGTTTACTAGTCTGCCATCGTTACTAAGTTGATTTGTCCCAATTTCGAGAACAATTCCGTCTGGTAATAAAATACGAAGCATTCCATGCTTCATCAAGTGGCCTATTACTAACGCCTGGATTTTGTCATTATTCATAGATATATTCCTCGAATGAATTGAATTGTAGAAGTATATAGATTTATTAAATTGCGGAATTCTAATTATTAAATCTTTTATAACAAAGTCCTTCAAAAACACACTCATCGGAAAGAGCTTCTTTCTTGTAAGGCGCAGGAATTGGATTGTTGGATTTATCTTTTGCGACTGTCCAACAATAAGTCTTTTTATTTCCTGAAACCGAATCTAAGTAGGACAACTGTTGATCGCCTAGAAATCTTTTACCGATCTTGCAAACCAGGGAGAATGGAAGAAAAGGTGTGTAACGACCAGTAGCTTGAACGACTTCCAGATAATGAGTGTCCCAATCGGATTTGCTGTAATAAAGAACCAAATGATATCCGTCTACAATTGATTCTCTAGCTTTGAGGAAATTAATTTCATCTTCGTCATATTGCGTTACTTTTGGCCTGTTGTAAGGTATCAGGAATTCGCCAAACGACTTCATTTCCGTCACTGTGTCTTTGAAACTTTTAATAGAGAACATGTGTGCCCCACAATTATTTAGTTTAGCTAGCATATTTTTTATGGTAAAGCCTATTTCGATAGCTGTCTTTAAAATCGTTCACCACAAATGAATTCGATATCGGTCTTCCTTTAGAAGTATTGTCCGTAAGCCTTGTGAAAAACCAATTTCTCACTTGTTGCATTCCTAATGACAAAGCGCCTTCAAACCCAAGCAATTTGATAACATCGTCTGCATCCAACCAATACAAGGACTCAGGCACTATGTCTTTAACAACTTCAACAAAGTGAATTAATAACCTGATCCAGTTTTTTGTTGACAGCGCATCTTTGCACAATCCGCCTTCCCCAATCCTAAATTCAAGACTACTACGCTCACCAGAAAATAGGTGGAAACTATTGGCTGTGTGATACTTTGTTTCGCCTAAAATCCTGATAATCTCTGATGCAGGGAAACAATACTCACCGTCGATCCAATCCCACATCCCTATAAACTCACAATACCTGTTATCTTTACGAGACATTGGAACGCTATCTAGAAATACTGGCTCACATTTAATCCACCAATTTAAAATATTGCCTATCTGGTCATTTGTCAAGTCACTAACGTCAAGATGCACATGCAGCGAACAACGATTATCTGCTTCTATTTTTGGATCGTTCCCGAAGGCTTCGGTCACACGGCAAATTTCCTTCAAACCATACCAACCTTGCATGATAGGCGAAGCAGCTTCCATACCACAACTATTGTCTGGCTTTAGTACCCAATAACCATGCCCTTTATACCAGTGAGTATGGCCGAAACCCCTTACTTCAACGTATGTGTTTAATGTTTTCGAAACTAAATTGGCAATATATGGCAACCCTTCTGGAACTTCTTTTTGCAAAATTGAATTGCCATCGAATGAGTTTAATTCTAGCTCTACTCCAAATGGACGCCAGTACAGAAATTTTAACATAAATATCTTGACGTAATATATCTCATATTATATAATATAGTTCCTTATATCAAGAGGATAATATGAAGCAGTGTCTAATGATACAGACGCAAGACCGAAAGAAACTATTCACCTACGAAAAGAACTTCCCGCAACTAATCGAGTTTTCGAAAATATTCAATGCAGAAATTTCTACCGTTCAAATTCCTAACGAAGCAGAAGTCCTAGAATTAGAAGAGTTAGCTCCAGCTTTATGTGAAAAGAAATCCCAAAACACCAACTTCCGAATCGTGCAAATCAAAGTAAAACCAAAGAAAAAGAGAAGATTGATGATTTCTAGGGCCAAAAGAATTCAGACCCACATAAAGAAGAACTTGCTAAAGGGAAAAGTGCTTTCCCTGAAAGACCTTAAGAAAAAATATGACGGACTGACCACAGCTTGTTTATGTAGCCATTTCTCGAAGATCCGAGCAATTTTACAGGATCAAGGTCATGAAATTGCTAAAGTTGGCGGCGGAAAATATAAACTTGTGGCTAAGAGAACCTAGCCACAAGTTTAATCTATTACTTGAGATTATATTTTTCCCTAATTTGTTTTTCAAAATTAGCAGCAATGGTTGGATTTTGAGTGAGATAATCACATAATTGGTCTACACCTTGCGCGACATTGTTGCCATCTATTTTATACCACGAACCAGATTTATCAACCAAATTCATATCTGTAGCCAAATCAACAATCTCTTTATTTTTGTTGATACCTTTGCCGAAAGTAATTTCAAAGGTCGCAGAACGGAAAGGTGGCGCAAGTTTATTCTTAACTATCTTGCAAATAGTATCATTGCCAATAGCATCGTCGCCGTCTTTAACACTTCCTTTTCTACGAGATTCAATTCGTAATGAACTCCAGAATTTCAGCGCTAGTCCACCAGTAGTGGTTTCTGGATTACCAAACATAACGCCAATTTTCTGTCTAATTTGATTTATGAAAATCAAACACGTCTTAGTCTTGGAAACAATACCACCTAACATTCGACAAGCCTTTGACATAAGACGTGCTTGTGTTCCGACATGATAATCAGTGACTTCACCTTCTAGCTCTGCTTTGGGAATCAAGGCTGCAACGCTATCAAGCACTACAATGTCAAAAGCGGCAGAACTAACTAACTCATTAATAATGTCGATAGCCATTTCGCCATGAGAAGGTTGGGACAAAACAAGTTTGTCTAAATTGACTCCAATTGCTTCCATGTAAGTCGGATCAAGAGCATGTTCTATATCGACATATGCTGCTAATCCACCAAGTTTTTGTGTCTGCGCTACTGCTGAAAGTGCTAGTGTTGTTTTGCCACTGGCTTCTGGTCCGTAAATCTCAACAATTCTACCTCTTGGCAATCCACCAATTCCAGTAGCTATGTCTAAATTCATCGAACCAGTGGAAATAACTTCCACATCTATTTTAGGCATATCAGTGTATACGCCTATTGTGCCAAGACCATGTTCTTTGTTAAGTCTTGCTAGAACAGCATCACGAATACTTTTCTTGTCGGTATCTTCTTCCTTGGCTTTTGCCACAACACGAACACCATTCTTGTCAATGTGTTCTTCTTTAGTTTTTGCCATAATTTGTTCCTCAATGTTAAAATGTTGTAAAACCTGTCCTACTGTTAAATTCCTTCAAAATTTTCGGAAATTTACTTTGAGCAAAAATATAAAAACTCTTATACATTTTGTAATTTTTTCGGCAATCTCTTACATTTTGCTTATATGTTCCCCATTTCAAATTCTCTAAGCGATTATCCGTGGCTAAATCATTTTTATGCCTAGCTATAGCTCTTTTTGGCTTTCGTCCGCCAAAAGTTTCCAGAACCAGAGCATGTACAGATTTTGTGTAACGCTTACCGTCTTTTCGCAATTTTATAAAATAATGATCGCCACCCTTTACATCACGTTGCTTTTTTGATCGCTGAAAAAATTTCAGCTTTTTCATGTTTTTATTAAAAATAGTCCCTTTTCTATCAATTCTATAATCAGGAAAGCCTTTTATAGTTCTTATTTCCATGAAGTATTATAGAAAGCCCGCGAAAATTTTCGCGGGCTTTCTATAGATTAGACTACTTCATGTTCTTAAGATCCTTGTTCAAGCCATCCATCCATTCGGATTCAGCAAGTGCTGCATCACCTGTCTTTGGAGCGGCAGGCTTGTCAGCTTTTGCAACAGCAGGCTTAGTTTCTGCCTTTGCTACATCTGCTTTTGCCGCAACAACTTTCTTCGCTTCGGCTACTTGTTCTTCCAAGCTTGGTGCCTTTTTGCGATACTTGCTCATATCGAAAGAAGTATCATCATCAGGCAAAGCGCCCGTGTACTTCTGTAGAGCAATATCAATCTCTTCAACTGGCCTGATTACTCGCAACGAAGCAAGATCATGAAGATTTTCAAGCCACACATTCACTTCTTCTGGCGTTCCCAACGGAGATGGATCTTGGAATTTAGATTCATCGTAGTAAGGATACTCAGAACCTTCGCGGAATTTCTTGACAATGATGAAGTCACGACCATTCTTGATATCGCTCACGTCACCAAGACCCTTGCCAGCAGGACCAGCCTTCGGATCACCAATAATTGCACGAAGAATTCTCTGGTGCAATGTCTTGCCAATCGAAAGAATCTTCGGGCCTTCACTCTTTTCAAGATTGCCCTTCTTATCATAAAACCGAACCATGCAGTTGTAGTAATATCTCTCGATAGCTTTAATCCTGCTGTATTCGGCGTGATGTAATTTGCCTTCGGCGGTTTCTTTTCCACCCGCCGCTTCGACTTCGGCCCATACGCCCCTTGCATACATACAAGCTGGACATGGGCATTTTGGATCGGTGTCAACCCAAATCTTTTTGCCGTTCTTGGCTGTAACTAACTCACGCGGACAGTGGAAATTGCGACCGCGTTTTTGCTTTGGATCTTTGACAAAGCGATGTGTACGAGTTGCACAATAAAACTTCTTGCCCTTGGCAGGCGGAAGTAGCCTTGCAACAACGAAGCCTTCTTTGATAGGCATCGTAACGAACTTAGCAAGGAAGTCAGTCGCGCCTTCACCCTCTTCTGGCACTTCGAAATCTTCCTCAAGCTCACCAATGTTCAATGCATCATAGTTCTGTACCATAGTTGAAACTCCTGTAAAAAATTGTTATGAGTTGTTTCTGAACTCATGTGAAACTAACTTTTAGTTTCGATGGCTCAGTTATATTTAATATCGTTAAATCTGTCAACGGAAATTAAACTTTTTTTGGAATTAATCCCAAGATGGTCCGCTAACAGCCTTTTTTCGTTCTTCAAGCTTGTCCAAAACCACTTGTAATTTTGGAGATACTTCCTGTGGCGCTGGTGCAAATCCTGCGGCGGCTGTTTCGAAGATGCCATCTTTTTTATTACCTTCTTCCATCATTCGTCTCATCGTTTTTATTGCTTCTAGCTCTGCCAAAGCCTTTTCGTCGCCCTTGCTCGCCAACTTTTCTAGTTTAGAAATATGTTTTGCGGCAGCAGCATCTTTCCGCAAGTTTTCACGCCTTGCTAGTATCTTCTTCCTTACTCGTTTCTCTCGGTCCTTCTGTTTCTTGAATTTTTGTTTCTGGTTCATTATCGCCCTCTAATATCAGGAATTTTGTTATCGTCTTCGTAATCGCCCACCAAACGCGGCTCACCAGTGCCATCAACCGTGGAATGAAACCCTTGTAACATTTTCTGGTCAGCATTCACAAAATACTCGTCCAAAACGTTTACCTCCCTCTTATTTTCATCAATGGTTGAATAGACGTTACTTCCAAATTGCTTTCCTGGCACTTCAGCAAACACTGGATATCTCTTGTTAGGCAAGAAGGCCAAACCTTTTGCCTTAACTTTAGCCACGGTTTGCGGATCAGGATCTAATACTATCCATTTAATCGGACGATTTGAAACAGCAATATTTACCTTGTTGTTTGGCGGCAAAATTGCTGGAACTGGTGCCGTACCATTATGCAGGACTGGCAAATGTGTCTGCGGTTGTTCTTCTTCTTTAACTTCCTGCACAATAATATTCGATTCGTCATCTAAAAGGAATTTCTTGTGCTTAATGACAATACCACCCTTAGTTTCCTTGAAATTGATTTTCGTTTTCTTGTATTCGTAAATTTCAGCGTCAAAAATCAAAATATCACGTCTAGCTCGTTGTGACATGATTGTTGCGGCGAGCTTTTCTAACGGAATGTCATCATAAGCATCGCCTACTTTCTTCTTGAGTTCTTTAACCTCTTCCTTTTCGTAACTACCATCGTCTTTTTGCGGATGGTACTTAAAAATTATCTCATATCCCATATTACACCTTTCTAATTAAGCCTACCCCATAGGTAGTGTTAATGTATGTAGGCTCTATATTTACAGTTATACAGAAATCTTTGAAAGCAGCAGCAGAAACCTTTTCTCTGTTTAAATGGTCACAAAGCATCAAACCACCTTTTGAAATTTGCGGCCATATAAGATCAAAATAACCACGTAACCTGTCGTATGTCGTTTCTTCATTCACAATTGCAAAATCAATTTCTAATGCTTTGATTTTAATTACAAAAACATCGTCAGTGACATCACCCACATGAATATAAAAGTATTTCTTGTAATTATCTTTGATATTTCCGCGACCTAATCTGGCAGAGTAGTACTCGTCAGAATTAACTTCCTGTAGAGCTATAAATTGCTCCACAGTCTTACAACTTTTAAGAAAATTACCGCTCAACAATCCCAATCGGAAGCCAATTTCTACCATTGTTTTCGGAGTTATAAGCGTGCCTAACCAGTAATAGAGTGGAATATAGGTTTGATCCGTATAGGCAAAACTTTGCTTCGCTTCTTCGTCCACCAATCGCATATTGCTCAAGAAAGTGTTTGTTGGAAGCCCTTTCTTGAACTTGCCTTCCATAAATTTTTTAATTTCGGCCAATTCCATATAATAAAAGAATAAAAAAAGCGTAATTTACGAATAACGTCTTCGTAAACTACGCTTCCGAAGGTAGTTTTCCTTCAAAGAGCTTGATCGAGTGGCTTAAACCATCCTCTTACCATGAAAGCCCTTTTTAGCTCGCAGAGCATTTTAAAGCATTATCACGGCTAGCTTTAGATGCGTTTTCCTGCTCACTTTTTTAGACAGACCTACTATATCTATGTAATTGCCATGAAAAAATTGCATTTATGCACCGTTTACGAGAATCGACCTGAATGTTGTGTCCATTATCCCTGGAACGATGCTAACGACTTGTTCGAAGATTGCCAATTTTATGACGCATCCACAAAATCTCTTAGAACCCTAGAAGACCAACGAAAATTAAAGTCCCAAGCCGAAATTGAACAATTTTGTGTCGAATGTGGCAAATGTTGCTTTTATTGGGAAAACGGAAAACCAATACATGCCTGTAGTAAACTTAAGATTGTAACCCTTCCGAATCAAAATGAATGTCCTTCATCCGCAAATCCTTAGCTGTTTGTTCCAAATCAGGCACAAATAACACGTTATACCATTTCTTCATGAATTTCAGCGGATTCCTAATTATCTCTTGTTTCATAGCAGCTTGAGGATCAGTGCTAAAGAATTCACCGCTTGGGACTTTAACGAATTTAGAAGCGGAGAATTTTGAAAGATGTGGTCGATGACTGAGTATGTTACCTCTGTCTTTTTGATCGAATATTACGGTTGGTCTTTTTGGGTCTTCATAAGTCACAAGCCATTTTGTATCCCTTGGAGTAGCATAAGGAATCACATTCTTAAGGTTGCCAGCGAATAGACCAATCTCTTTTTGCCAGTCCGAAGGAATCTTTTCTTCACTTCCGAAAGTGCCGCTACTACCCCAATCTGGACTTCTGTAATAGGTCTTAAGGGATGATGAAAAATCCTTAATAGGGTCTTTATCAATCCTATAGACAAACTCGTTCTCACACCACTTCTTAAAATCTAGCATATCTTCTTATATATTTATTATGAGACTCGATTTCCGTCAATTCGCAGAAAGAGTAGACAAGATGATTAATCCTTTTAGCCCATTTGGAACAGGCGGCGGAATCGTCCCCGTCCAACACGACCCTCATCCAGCAATTGCACATCTTGAGGAAGCAATTAGGTCTTTAAATGAATTGGGCGCTCCTGGTTTACAAGACGTGTTATCTCATGTGCAAAGAGCAAAAATAGCCATTGGAAAAGGCAATCCCCACTATAACATGGTCGAACTTGTGGAGCAGGATATCCAAAAACAAATTATGGAAAGTACCCCGCAGAAAAGTGCTGTCGATATACAACACACACTACATATTCTCAAGGTAGCTATTGACTATATCAAGAAAGCCGCTTAGTTACCATCTTTATGAGTTGGGAAGAAAGCTGGATTCTCCGTCGCTGTATTATAACTATAGCTAGCAATAATCGTAAAAGTATCTGGTGGCGTCGGCATGTCAGCCCAAACAAAAGAAAGGAAGCCTGTGGTAAAATTAAAAGTCCCAAATTTTACCCAATTGCTAACCTGTGAAACAAAACTCACCGTAAACTGCCCACCATCGTTCGAAGTGAAAGTCTGAGACAGAACGCCGCCGACATAAATATTACCAATAATACTGCCTGGCACTATATTACCATATTTCGGCTTATAGTTAACGAACCATCCACTACCAATTTGAACTGCTGTCGAGTACGGCGTTAGAAGATCGTTTTGAACAGGAATTAGCATATAATATCTATACTACATCAAATTAATCCAATCTTCCTTCACAAGAACTAATCTAACCGCCGACTTCTCAAATAACCAACGACTAGAATAAGGACTGTAATCTCCGCGACCATGATCTATGGCCATTACAATATCCAAACCAGAATTGATAATAACTTTCGTGCATTCGATACAAGGAACACCGCAATAACAAAACATGTAACAGCCCGCCACACTCCTGTTAGCCCTAGTTATTGCATCTACCTCACCATGAATGCATGTGCATAACTCTAAACGCTTACCACTAGGAGCATTAATATGTTTGCGTGGACAAACACCACAATTACCGTATCTGTTTACAAAGCGTTCTGAATCTGGTATTTCATATCCAGAAGGCGCAACGTCACTCCAATCTGGTAAAGCTATTCTTTTTTCTTCATCTGTCAGTTGCGGCCAAACAACACTACGTAAATAATTCGGATCATCATTTCTAGGACAACCTTGTGGTGGCCCATTGTGACCCGATGATACAAGCGAATTTGTTTCTGGATCGACTATAACTACGCCAATCTGACGTGAGTGACAAGGACTTTCTACATCCATGACAGCTTTGGCTAGCTTAAACCATTTTCTCGTTTCTTCGTGAGTAAACTTATGATCTGTTGTAAACGTCATGATGCTTTTCTCGCTTTTGCTCTATAAATACGCCATTTATCTAAGTCCCAATCCGCATAGGACATACGTTCACTTTTGGCTACTTTCATAGCCAATTGCTCGACTTCCAAATATTTCTTTGGACTCTTTTTATTGCCAGGAGTGGACTTTGGCACGTCGTATCCCAAATCGCGCAAGTAATGAAGAATGTGAACATCCAGCGGAATGCAGTTCGAATTCTTGCGTGTGTGAAGAATGAACAGCCGCGAAGTCTTCATTCCTATGTTGTGAATTCGCTCTAAATCTTCCGTTGTGCATGTGCGAAGGTTCAAGCCTGATCGAACAAGCTGATGAATGCCTTTCGCTTTGTGATTCATGCATCCGAAGCCGTAATCTTTGAGAGCTACGGCGAGACGTGGTACTTTATCCAATTCGAAACAACGGAATACGTCGAATGGAGTGCTGCCGAGATGGGAGTAATCTCTTAGAAACCTGTCGAGTTGTTTGCAGACAGTTAGAGCGGTCTTACCAGCTACTAATATCCCGAAGATTATTGTTTCTTCTAACTCGTTGTCGGTTCTTTTAAAATTGGTAAAGTTAATCGGATCAACCATTAGTTACCTTCACAAAGATCAATAATAAAATTACGAAATTCTTTAAATTCAGCCATCGTCATTCTATCTTTTTTACCTACATGCTTATTATAAAATGATAGGTATTTAACCATATCATCCTTATCCATATTTTTAAACTGCATATAGGATTCATATGAAGTAAGATGCTCTATCGCTTCACTAAAGTTATCGCATAGAACCTTCGCTTCTTCTGGCGTTACTTCATATCCGTTCTCAGCCATCATTTGTCTTAGGTCTAAGTGACTGCCCATTTACTCTTCAAGTCCTTATCTTTTTTATTTTCTAAATAAGAGTCTCTAGCAAGCTTCATAGATGCATCCATAATAAGCGTTTGAATGTCTAATGGCTTATGCTTTACCAATTCGATTTTGCACTCAGGCCGCTTAAGCTGTTTCGCAATCCATTCCCACTCCGCTATCGGAACTTCATCTTCTTTCTTTACCGTGATGTTATCTTCTGTCTCGCACTTCTCCCACGCTTTCTTGTAGAGCTTAGAGAATAAATACATTGCGCGATCACAACAGTCTGTGTAGAACACAGCAAGTGGAAAACCATCTTTGTCGAAGAACATGTACCAGGAGATGTCCATAATTATTTTCCTAATAATTTCTTCCTGTACTTCTTTATGTCGTCCACATTCAAATTGTAAGTCTTGTCGCGCTTTTTCACAAGGTCTGATTTTACACTTTCGGTGGGTGATGCGGACCACATCAAAATAGGTTTGCCAAGCGGAACTTTCGTGGTTGGATCAGGCCAAGTTTGCCATGTTTTCCCCCAAGAATTAACAAGAGCTTTTAGAAGTTTCTCTTCACAATCTTTCGTGACATTGTGAATCGTAAAAAGACCTTCCTCAATTTCGAATCTATGTGGGTGCCAAAGTTTAGCTTCATCTTTTCGTAATTGCCCAAACACTTCATTCGTTATGACGTATTCAACACCTAACAACTTAGCGGCTGGTTTACAGGAGTCATAAATAATGCACTGAAAAACACCATCGCCAAGGGCGGTGCAGTAATGCGTCGTCTCAAGCTGAAAATCTGGATCGTCGTAACCAATGTGGAAAGCACAGATTTGTGCGTGCTTTCTCTCAAGCGGATTTGTAGCGTTCTTGTCCTTATCCACACATGGACATTGTGCGGCATTTCCTATTTGTGGAACAAATAATGCTGCGCCCGCCGCAATAGCTTCTCTTCTATTCATAGGTTAAACCGATTTAATTATTTCGTCAATTTTGTCGTCGTAGACACGATCTTTATGGAGACGTTCTAACTCTTTTCTCAAAGTATTGCCACGATTCTGAGCGTTTTCGTGATTCTTTTCCCAGGCTCGCAAATGCTGATAAAGTGATCTAACGTTGTGTTTACACTCTATCGCCAGTATCTTAAGGTCTAAAACTTTTGCCCGCTCATCAACAACTGACGAGTCAACCTTAGCTTTACCTTCAACTAGCTTATCGCTACCACCTGGACCATCTTTGATAGCCGCAAATACTTTATAATAAACTCTGTCATACTCGTCTTCGGCTTTCTCGACTTCTAGTTCCATTCGTGCCAATTCACGTTCGGCATCAGCAAGCTTGGAACCAAAATAATCCATCCAGCCGCCTTCGGTTTCAAGATATTCGCTCAACGTCGCTTCGCTAAATTGTAATTTGGACGCATCTAGGACGATATCTTCATTTTCAACTTTTATTGTTCTCGTTTCAAACATAGTGCCCCATTATACGGTTTAAAAAACGTTTCGCTAGTCCAATTATCCAACTCTTTCGCCGTCACTTGGCGTGAACGTAGTCGGCGCTCCAACATTGATTTTGTCAATCGCCGTTTCCGTGCGATCAAGATCATCATCCTGCGATCTAGTCATTTCATTCATATAGACCGTATGGCCAATTTCCTCCAATTTCAATGTTTGATCTTTAAAATGATATCTGATTTTGAAGTCAAATCTACTTTTTCCATCTCTTGTCTTTGCAATGAATCCACGACCAACATTTGCCTTTTGTTCAGCTTTTGTTGTATTTAAAGTAATGAAAAGATCAAAAATACGGTCTTGCTTGAATGCATCTGCCTGATTCGACTCATCCATAAATTCGTCTAAGGTCAACTCTGTCGATGATTTGTTAGGATGCAGAGCAATTAATGCGCAATGTTGTTCTTCCCCAGCAAAGCCACGAATTTCCTGTAGTATATTAAATCTTGCATCCCAACTAGAAATGTTGGTCTGATGCTTCATGTCACCTGGATAATCATAGACTATTAAATCAGGCTTAAATCCGACCATAACCAATTGGGCGACATATGCCCGCGCCTTAGCCATATCAAGCGTACCGCTTGGGAACTGCTTGATGATTAGTCTGCGTTTGTCTTCATAGTCGGTAACAACATCTTTTAAGGCTTGCCAAACTTCTTCCTTGCGAATCATCAATTGGTGCTGGCCGATATTGGTAAACATCGCATCAAAGCGAGTTGCAATACGGTCTTGATACATCTCGGTAGACAGATAAAGAACCTTTTTGCCTCTTGCGACATTTAGCGAAGAAACCCAAGTCAGCCAAAGCGATTTGCCGCCGCCTGACCTAGCCATTACCGCACCAAGTTCACCTCGCGTAAGACCACCACCCACTAATGCTGAATCAACCGAACGAAAACCCATCGTAAAGGTTTCAAGGTTTGCAATATTGGCTTCTATTCTCGCATAACGTTCTTCTGGTGATTCAAAGTAATTCAAACCCAAATCAAAGCTACGATTAACCAGCCTTGCTTCACGATATAACTGGTCGATCTTGTCCCAAGTCTCATCCGACTCAGGATTCCTACGCATTAATTCAATTGATTTGGCAAAAGCCGCTTTGGTTGCCTGCGTTCTGGCAAACGTCGTTATACGATCTAAAACAGCGTCCGTCGAGTCTAGCATTGGCATCATATTGCCAACGCCACCCTTGCTGTAATAATCATAAACAACATTCAATTCTGAATTGTAGAGTAATCTAACCGAACGATAGCTGTCGTCCTTATTTTGATATCGCTTCTTAAGGTAATCATCAATTAACTCACGCAAGAATATCTTGCTTGGCAGTTGTTTATAATGGTTAAAATAACCAAATAATATCTTGCATACTTCCTGATGAATTTCACTTCGAAAATAGGCAGGCTTAATTAGACCTGAACCCTGACACATAAAGAATCGGTTACAAAGCAACATTCCCAACAACATACGAAGGAAATCGTCGTTGTAGGGATATTTTGGCGCTTCTTCAGGTTTATCGGGGTCAACAAAAGAATTTAAAATGAGGCGATCTTGTTCATCCATACTACACCTTATTTAACAGTAAGCAGAAGAAAAGCAAACAGACTGTAACAGAAAATAAGTATGGTCGCAAATATAATTTTTCCTGCTTAGTTTTCTCCGAATTTACCTTTCTGTTCTCCTTCATCACTTGTTGCAAATCGTAAGCCAGTGACGTTGAAGAATTTAAAGCGTAGTATTTTCCATTGCCAAGCTGAGCAATTTGTTTTAAAATTTCTTCATCCATAAGCGACGTAGCTATTTGTTTTTTATCATCCATGAT